ATGTTTTTAATTTGTTATGTCTTATGACTCTACAAATATACATAAATTAAATTTATATATGCAAATACTTTAACGTTTATTTTTAAATTAATTTATAACTACCTGATGTTGAGGTTAATATCTTAGCGACTTAAACATCGATTGAGTAAACATCGACAACCCTGCAAGACAATCAGGAGCGTCATCATTCTTATTCTTACCCTCTTTGCTAAACGTATATACATTCTCTAAGAACGTCCTGCATTGAGCATTACCATATAAAACAAACGTCATCTTTTGTAGTATAAACGCTGACTGCATAAGGATCCTAGTCATTTTATTTGTAGTATTATTAACCTGTAGGATCTTTGTTTTACTGACCTGTCTTTGTAGCTCTCTAGAAAACATCGCACCCATTGAATTGCTTTCAACCCTGCAATATGATACGTTCCACTTATTCATTAACGAGGCTGTTAAAGGTATTGTAACGTCAGTATTATCCTTAGTAAATAAATAGTCAACGATATAGATCCTGTCTTTTATCACACCTGCAATTGCTACAGCTGTATAATCTTTTCCCTGATCCGATACGTCTACATAAGCGATCGTACCCTCTATTTGTTGATGGATCTTACGGAAGTCAGGCTCCTGTATAGTGTCAAGCTGTGCGAACATTCGACCAAGAATATCGATAGGTTGCTGTTGGTATTCAGCTAACCATATCTCTTTTGCTGTCTTATTACGTTTCTCTAGATATTCCTCTGTAGTCATTACAGCCTCACAAAAGCTCTTATTATTATCGTCTAAGGCTTTTACTATAATACTTTTATCGTATTCATTATTAGCCATCTGATAGCCTATGACATCGTCTCTAGACCAACGTGTCCCTATGTCAATCCTACGACAACCTGACTCCATACGAGAGTCATGAGTCGCTTGTTTCCATTGTATTACCTTGTCGTTTGCTGTCTCGTTTAACGCTGTCTCGATACCTGTATATAAGTCATCAGTAACAGCTAAGAGAGACGCACCAAACCCTATGATCGTACCACCTACACCTGCACCAAAGTACCCCACCATCTTTGATTGAGTAGTATTCCAACCCTGTAGATTAGCTTTGTCAGGCGAGATCCTGACGTCAGGGAATACATTTGTAAACCTCTCACTTAATACAATAGCTCTAGTATCATAACTAAACTTAGCGTATAGAGTAGCTGTACACGTGTTACGCATTACAGATTCCTTAGGATTATTACCAAGAGTCCACGCACAAAATAGAGACGTTACATAGCTCTTACCTGCACGTGGTGGCATAGATACTGATAGGCTTTTAATCTCGCCATCAGCTACCTGTTGGAACGCCTCAGCGACGTCCTTTAGAAAAGGTCTTTTAGTGAATAGATCATGATCATAGTACAAACAGAAATCCCAAAAGGAGCGACGAGCTAATTCCTGTTTAAATAGCTCAATTGCTTGTAACCTTATCGGATCCATACGCTAAGTCTCTTAGTTCTGTTATGCTCATACCTGTTAGATCAGGCTTACTTTGGGACGTCTCGATACGCTGTTTCTCTATGTAACCACGTGCCTGTCCTTTTGTCTTTAAGAAAAATATTAGCTCAGGTGTCTTACCCTCTTTGATCGCTTTGTATAACATAGTCTCAGCGAAATCCAACAAACCCTCGTTTTGATCCCTTACAGCCTCAGCGAATACGAGATCCTTTTTTTTCCACTCATAGAATGTATTACGAGAGATACCGACTTTCTTACAACTGATCGAAACGTTACAAGCTGACGACTCAAAAGCCATTAAAAACGCCTCTTTTTTAGCCTTGCTTTTTTCTCCTTTTTTTATAGGTGTCATTTTTGTCCTCTTTTGTTCAAATGTACGGACTTTTTATGAAACGCTAAAGGTTTTGTACTAAAACGTAGAGATAACCCCTTAGGATTGATCTAAGAGGCGTCTCTGTACGTGTATACTAAAATAGATTAGTCTGAGAATTTTCTTTATTGAATTTTGCTAGATCTTTTGTTGTTTTGTGTACAACGTTCCTGTGGTCATATCCTAGATCGTCGATCTTTTTATCTGTTTTATCATGCAGGAATTGAACAAAAAAATCTTTGAATTGATCGTGTGTCTCGATCTCGTTTTCGAGTTTAGCTCCATGATCTAAAAAATATTGATTTCCTCTTTTAAGCTGTTTTCCTTTTCGTGTGTGCATATCATAGGCATAGTCAGGAATATCAAAATTATCATTTGTTTTCATGGCATATATTTTCGCATGATCGCAAATTCTAGATTTCTTAGCTCTAGCTAATATCAAAACAGCATGAACAAAAGGGACGCTAGATCCGTTCGCTCCTGTTTCATTGATCATTTTCCAATTGTTGTATAAAGCATTTAGCTTGACAGCAACGCTATCGTCTGCTAATCCTATGTCCTCAGAGGCTATAACAAACATTCTTTTCCAAATGTATTTTGAATATCCTGAGGCATAAAGTTCAAAAGCAAAGAATAAGGCTTTTTTTTCGTTTGATCGTCTGATCTCTTTTTGAAAAGCACTACTACAATCATAAAAGCTGTAGTCTTTTCGAGTTCTAATTTCGTAACTCATTTTTGTTATGTTTTAAAGTTTAAGCAAATATACAAAATTAATTTGTATTTGCAAAATCATACATAAAAAGATACATCGAGATCAGTAATTTTATCGCCATGTAAACCATTTTCTATGATCTTACATTTTGGATATTTAGCCATAGCACGTTCTATAGTTAACAGCGATAATGCTTTTCTGTTAGAGCTTTGCAAACCACCATCGTTTGTAAAGTCTAATCTATTCTCGTTACAATTGTAATATGTCTCGATCTCGTAACCTAATTCTTTACATACGACCGATATGAATAGATCAGCAAAAGTGTGAAACGTAGGATCTAAGTTTGCAAAGATCTCAGGACGAGCAACGCACGTACCATAGATCGGTTTCTTACGTGTTTTAAATCCGTTACCCTTATTGTAAAAGTAATCCATACCTCTAGTAAACCCAACAACGCCCAATTTGGGATTATTAGCAAACCTCTCTTTGATCTCATTAAGTGAGTCATCAAAAACCTCTGAGGCACGTGTTTTCTTGCGATTGTCGTCTGTAAAATAAGTATCGTCATCTATTTTAGTAATTAGATCGTAACCATTTTCTAATCCATACTTGCCTATAGCTATGAGCTGACCATATAATCCAATTTGATTTCCTGTCTCGACGATATTGTTTTGATCAAACGTTTGGCTGTAGTATAGAGATTGATCAGGCTCAACGAAAACTTTATAAGGATTATCCTTTAATCCTTTTAACCAAAATCCTGTACGTTTATCTATAACGTAAGGTCGATCATAACTAGGTACACAAACTAACGCTTTCATTAAAAAGGGAATTGAATTGTTCTCTCGCCCTCACGTACGTTCTTTTTGTGAGTAGACCATTTTTTCATTTTAACGACATCTCCAAAGTGTTCTCTAAGATATAACGTATCGTCCTGCATGATCTGAGTATTACGATCTCCTGAGCAACCACCACTATTTGCAAAATTGTCTGTAGTCATAAAACCATAACGATCGTCTATGATCATAAATCGGTTTTTAAATACGTTTAGACAGCTCATGTAATAATCCTCGCCCTCGATCATGTTTGTATCATATTCTAGATTATGACCTTTGAGAAACCCACAATGCGATCCGTTTAAAAATCCTGTAGTACGGAATGGTTGCTGAGGATAATATGCGACAGGACGTCTCCTATGCGTATATCCAAACATTTTAGCACCCATTTGTTCTGCGATGGATCTAGTTTGTTCGATTATATCTCTGACGTGCTGTTTATTTGTTACTTTGTAATCCTCGCCCTCGCCATTAAAAAAGTTTCTAACGTATTCAATATCGTCATCAACCATAAATACGTCATCAAATTGATCTAATACAAATTGACGTGCCTGAGTAATTCCACGACAATCTTTTGGCTCTGAGACGATCTCTAGATCAGGATTAAGATCCCTATAAAGATCAACCTCATTTGCAGGACATACCACGATAATATCGTCAATGACTTTGTGAGTCGTTATATTACCTGCACGTCCCTTACTAAGAGAAACTATTTTGATTTGCTCTCTTGCCATGATTTGTAAAGTTTTTGGAATTGACTAACAGGAATAACACGACAAATACCCATGTTTTTGGATTTGTAGTCTATACCACGTTCGATCTCTAATATATTGCTTAACCACGTAAAGTCCATTTCTGTACGTGTAGCGATCATTATATAATCGTATTTCTCATTAAATTTTTGTGCGATAGGATATACAGGATCATCTGTATCAATGTCCTCAAATTTTTCCTCAAATTCAGTTAACACTTTGTCTAGATCTGACGAGGCGAAACCAATATCTAAAAGGATCTCACGATCTGCGACGTCGTTAACTAATGCAAAATCAAACTCTCCACCATTTTTGTTCCAACGGAGATTCATCTCCTTTTCTTTAGCTAACGTAAGTTTCTCATACGTTACAGGTACTTTTGTCATACCTAGATCTTTACAGATCTTTAGCCTTTGGTGTCCTGAGATCAAAACATTTTTTCGATCAGGGTGCTGATTGACTTTTAAAGGATCTCTAAGACCAAATTTTTCTATTGAGTCTCTTAGTTCCTTTTTTTTCTTTGGCGTAATTTTTCGTGGATTATAATCAGCACTTTTAATTACGTCAATCTCTAGCCAATGTATCTCTAATTTTGGGTTTTTAGCTTTTGCCATTAAAAAATAAGTTTTAAAACAAACACTAATAAGATAACAATTGTTATACGTACTAGCGATAGCTTTAAACTACTTTCAGTAATAAGCCACGTTTTAAAACTTTTATGATCAGCAAAAGGTAAAAGTACATAACATAAGCGATCCAATATAAAAATAAAGAATAAACCAACGATACTAGGTATCGCAAGTAACTTATGCCACCACTTAGGCGTTTTTTGATCCATTTTAGACGTTATTTGTTGTTCTTGGTGTTGTTATATGTTTTACAAATTATCATGCCTTAGAATTAATGATCAGGAGACATACCTCAACTTTAGCATCAGCGTCCCCTGATCATATAAAACATAACGAAACAAATATAATGAATTTTATTGACGTACGAAAACAATTAACGATCTAATTGTCAGAGGCTATCGGCTTTGTATTGCCATTTTGAAAACTAATGTACGTTCTATGTAGCGAAGATTTAAGTCTAAGACAATGTAGATTTGTACCACGATCTTTTGGATCATGACCACTAATCATATTTTTATACTTTTCTAAATACGAATGTAAATTGCTAATCGTCCAACAATCGCCATAAACAATACAGGTCTTTTGTTGTTCGAGATACGACATCATTTCGTCCCACGTTGGTCTAGTCATGGGACGAAAATAGTATTTTATATTACGATCTAAAAACTAAAATCGTAGTATTTTTCTTTGATTCCAAATATGATTGAAATAGGCGTATAATTATCATAAACTTTCGTAATTCCATCTACGAGTCTAAGTCCATCGTAATACGTACCATCTTTGTCATCTTTTCTGAATACATGATCAGCAACGTCTTTTCCATACTTAACGATCATAGCTTCATAGCTCCAATAGTTTAATTGTTCTAGCTCTTTACGAATTTTTGGTATGATCCTAACTTCTTTTGTATGGACGCACCAACAACCCCCTTTTTTTGATCTCCAAACGAGATTTCTTTTTTCCTCAGTTAACTTTTCGTATTTGTACGTCTGAGATTCTGACATTCCTTGTTTGTCTATACGCTCAGGATCATAGGCTTGAATTGTACAACGAGAATGATCCTCAGAGGTGTCTATGACTTCCCACGCATTACGATCAGAGTACATGAGTTCTGTAGCTCCCTGACCTACGATCGGATAGGTTTTGTTGTTACCCATCATTTGATTTATGAAGCCACCTGCGACTCCAACTTTTCGAGATTGTTTGAAATTTTGCATTTTTGTTATGTTTTAGATTATAAAGAAATTTTTATTTGGATCTATGATCTGATCTAGAAAACTTTGAGCTTTACATCTAGAGCTGAACGACTTTGCGTCTTTAGGATCCTTACTAATTTGAGGAATTGAAAATCCTGAAATTTTGAAAACGTTTGAAACAAAAGAGATACTATCTTTTTGGCTTCGATCAATAATAATAAAATTTTTCATTTGTTATGTTTTTATTTGTTCTACGATGTAAAGATACAAATTTAATTTATATATACAAGAAAAAAGATCAAAAAAAAAGGCAAATATTTCTATCTGCCTAATTTATAGTTAGTTACATGGTTAATCTTTTGCTACGATTTTTCCGATTTTTTGCATTGTAGTCAAGTTTAAACCACGATCTCCATTTAAAAACAGATACATTTGGTTAGGGTGTACTTGCGTCAATACAGCAAATCCATGTACGGACAAATCCTTTTTTTTCATGTAGTCTTTAATTATAGATCTACAATCACGTACGAGGTGTTCTAATTGATCAGCTTTTATTTTTTCAGTTGCCATAAGTAAGTTTTAAAATGGCACGTCATCGCTTTCGATATGCGATTTAGTTACCTGTTCATATTCTTTTTTTATTGTAGGATCCTCAGCTAATTCGTTAGCCTGTTCTATGTACCAACCTTGTATTGTATTAAAATACTTTACTTCGCCACTAGGAGACGTCCATGCACGTCCTCTAAGATTGATTCCGATCTTAACATCTTCGCCCTCCATAAATCCATCTAACGACTCGCATTTGTCCTGTACGAATTGTATATTAAGCATTTGAGGATAATCCTCAGAGGTTTCAATAACGATTTCACGTTTAGCGAATTTTTCGCTGATTTGATTTTTCTCGGTAATCATAACCACTTTACCTGTTACTTCCATTTTATTGATTTTTATTGATTATTTGTTTTATTGATTTAACTAATTGATAAGGCGTTATACAGCCATCGTTGAATAATTCTATTTGCTCTAATATTTCATTTTTCATTTGTTTTTATTTTTTAATTCAGAAATACATTTTTGATAATATTCGTTGGCGTGTTTATATTGTTCTAACATTTGATCCTCTAATTTTAGATCACGAACAATAGGTACGCTAGTAAGTCTGAGATCTACGTCAATATGATCAACTTTGTGAACGCTTTTGTCATCATACGGAGATAATAGATCATCAGGAGTTGAAGTCATGCACCAAACAACCTCAGCTTTTGGTTTGTCATATAAATACATATATCCACGAAGTTGCCAATCATATCCTGATTTTTTCATCATTTTTTCGGCTTCAATATCAAACGCAGGAAAACTATCAAACGACCAACTACATTTTACGTCTATAATTGAGTCCTCAGCATTTATATCACATTCGCCTGTTAGCCAATCTGTAGTTATACGATCTTGATTTTTCTTATAAGTCCTAAAACGATTTTGATTGATCATTTCGATTCCTATGTCCTCGTTACGTATTCCTTTGTCTAAAAACTTTCCTGTTAACTTTGTCTCTATGCCATAAAATTGCTCTTTTGCGATTTCATGTATATAAGTCTTTGCTGTCTCACTTAGTACGGATTCTTTTGATCTGCCACGTCCCATGATTTTATGCAGAGACGAGCAACGTACTATTAAATTACTTTTTGGTATCTCCATTTTTTGCATTTTTTAGGGTTTCTAATTTCTTAACGATGTCATCGACTTTAGTCAGTTGCATTTTACTTAACGAAAATGTCTCTACGAGCTTTTCTTTAGTATACTTTCCTTGCTTAATAGAGTTTAACGCTCCCTCAAATCTAGCCATATCTAGTTTTGGCAAAGATTCTTTTTTAGGTTGTGGTGCCTCATAGCTTTCAGGGAGATCCTCTCCTGCGTAAATATATAAGCCAAGTCCATGTAGTGCTAACGCTTTTGTAGTCGAACGCTGTATCGCTTTATTTACGTCAAACGATGTAACTTTGTCGGCTGTTATAGACTTATTACGAAAATCCATGATCGGCAAATAGTCAACGTGTTCTATTCCATTGATCGTAACTCCAACTTTTACCCATGCTGTACGTCCATCGTTAAAATAATTCATTCCTGTTTCGGTTTCGTATACTTTACGAGATACGTCAGGATATTTCTTTTTGGTTTCACTCCATGCCCATGCCCAACTTAAATAAGTTAGATTTCCTTTTTTTTCTGTTTTCTCGTTTACGTTAATATCATTTAACGTTTTAAATACAGACGAGATCTGCTTTTCTGCTTTTGTCATGTTTATTAAATTAAAATTAAAATTAAAGTGTAGTATATAATCCTGTAGTAGATTCAAAAATACTTACGAGTTGATCGTTGTATATATCATTATATTCGTGTTTTGTAGTCATATTAGCTCCACGAATTGATATAAATTCTAGATCGTAAAGATCTTTTCCGTTTAAGGTTATACGTAAATAATTTGATTTTGAGCTGTTTCTAGATAATTTCATGCTTAGGCTATTTTTTCCTGCGATAAAATTTTTAGATCCTGTCATTACTGCAAATCGGTTTCCCCCTAATTGCTGTAAAATTGTTGTTGCGATTGAATTGTTCATTTTGTTATGTTTTATTGTTCGGTACAAATATATACAAATTAAATTAATATACAACTATAAATTTAATTTATTTTTGCTTTTATGCGATTTTTATTTGATCCTGCTCACGTTTTAAGTTGCTAATATGCTGATTCATAGCGTCTATGATTGAATTTGTACTATCGTAAAAAAACTTCATTTGATTAAACGCACCATCAAATCTTTTTTCTGCGACGTACTGATCTATAGAATAAAACTTACCATAAGCCTGAGCTTTGCTTAGTGGCTCTCCTGAGTCTAAACGTTCCTTTACAATAGATCGTCTTACGCTTTCAGTTTCAGCCTCGCAGTTTTTCCATTGTATACGATAGTTGCCTAATTCAGAGCTGTAGTACGACATAAGTGTTACGAGCTGTATTCTTTGATACATTAACTCTGTTATGCCTGTATAATCAATCGGTAAATCTTTATACCACGATACAATATCTTTTATTTCGTCGATTATTTCATTCATAAAATTTATTTTTTAAAAAATTATTAGTTTCATTTTCAGCAAACGTTATTATTTTTTCCTCAGTATCTAGATCATAGTTATACAACCTAAAGCCTAAGTGAGTAAACTCGTGCATAACCAACGTACAAAATTGTATAGGATCATAAGACTTGCGTAAATTAATAAACACAAAATAACGATCAGGATTGATAGGACAGCTATTGCAAAGACCTGCAATAAAACAATTGTACCTAGTATCTTTATGATTAACGCAGTCAGATCTTTGTAACCCATGTAGATCGTCAACGTCAAAATAATTAAACAGATCAATACTATTTTTAGACAGGTAAAGATCATAATTTAATTTTTCGATTTTTATCATAAAAAAAATTTTTGTATTTTAGTAGGTTTTTTTTAATTGTTTTATTTTTTCTTTATACGTTAAAATCATTTCTTTTATCTCAGGAATTGTCAATTTTAATCGATTATGTCTATTATCCTCTAACCATTGTAATTGATCAACGCTGATCCTGTTAGTTATATTTTTTTTATATTCATGTAAATTACCATGTTTATTTCGATTACATGGAACGCATTGCCCATGCACGTTTGTTTCCTCAAATCTTATTGCCTCATAGGTAGTCGGATAATAATGTCCTGCGTCAAATTTTCTATTTGTTAAAGGAGTATGACAGCTGATACACCCTTTATTAATATCACGCATACGGATATACGTATTAAAGATCTTTTGTAGCTTTTGTTTCCAATCGCTATGCGTCATCAAAGCCTCATGCCCTTGTTTTTTTTTAATTCTAGCCTCTTTAAGAGACTTTTTTTTGTCCTGCTCTTTGCTGTATGCTATTGAACAGCTAACGCAACAAACTACCTGCAAAGACGTTCTAGGAACGAATTTCTCTTTACATTGTCTACACTTCTTTGCACGTAGTTTTTTCACTTTAAAAAATATATTAAAATCAAAGTTATAATAATACCTAGAAAACTAACAAACGCACTAATGTAATTGCCACGTAATTGTTTTTTACTTCTGCCCTGATTTTCCATATTAAAAATTATTATCGTAGTCTGACGTATATGTCGGAACGACACGATCAAAATCATTCCATTGAGACGTAGCTAAATTTACTTTCATTTCTGTTATGCCTATCTCTCCATCACGATTTTTTGCTGTTATAAACTCTCCTATATTAATCATGCTGTTTCCATCTGCGTCAGTTTCGTCTCCATAGTATTCAGGTCGGTGCAAAAATGAAACGATACTAGCGTCTTGCTCGATCTCTCCTGATTCTTTTAGATCAGGTAAACTAGGTCTTTTACCTGAACGTCCTGCGTCTCTATTAAGTTGTGCTAACGCTATACATGGTATTCTAGTTGACATAACTAAACGCTTAATACTATTGCTTATTCGTGTTACTTCATGATAGCGAGAGTCTGATTTTTCAGGCATAATCTTTTGTAAATAATCTATAACGATTACGTCAATATCTTTTTGTCCTTTTAGTCTTAATACTTCTGCCGATATATCTTTAACTCTATGTGATCCATCAAAGACGTGCAAATTATCCCAAACAGGATCCTCTTTAATATCATTAATACGACTTATTTCTACCTCGTTACATTCTCCAAACTTAATTTTATTTGAGTCAATATCTAAGATCAAAGATATTATACGTCTTATAATACGCTCCTTTGACATTTCAAGGCTAAACAATATAACGTTTTTATTTTGATTGAAAACTAGGTTTCTAATTAAAGATATTGCCCAAGCTGTTTTACCCATTGCAGGACGTCCCCCAACAATCATAACATCATCGTCCTCTAAAACGATATATTTTTTTAAATTTTTCCAACCAAGATCTAAACCAATAGATATTCCTTTTTTAGCTTGATCATGTTTCTCTAAAACTTTGTTTATACTATCAACGTTTTTGTCGCTACTAACTTTTTTAGAGTCGCTTAAAAGTTCTATTCCCTTTTCAAAATGAGATAATACACGTTGACTAGATGGATTTTGCGACATTAATTCCTTATTACAATTTTGTATAATTACGTGACACGCACGAACGGAATATTGAAAATAACACTCGTTTATTATACCTGCAGGATTCATCATGTCAGTAATTGATAGTTGCGATGTTAACGCACTAATTTCGTAAACGTAATTATCTCCAAGTCTCTCAGTACGTCTTAGCCAATGTACTACGTTTAAAATATCTGCTTTGGTATTACTATTGATAATATCAGTTAAGGCGTCATAGACAGCCTTAGTAAATTTAGTATCATAGTATTCGGCTTCTAAATTTGGTAGCCAAGATTTTTGTTCATTTATATTTGCATTTAGTATAAGTCCTAAACTGCGTTTAAAAATATCGTTTTGCATTTGTTATGTTTTTTTATTATATTACTTAGTTGGAATGTATTTTTGTTTACTAGCGTCAAATCCGTATTTGTCTATAGTGTTACTACGACTAAAATATTCTAACGTGCAATATTTATACGAGCTGTCAGCATGAAATTGATCTTTACTAGCTTTATTCATTGCTTTGCGTATATCGAAAACACTATATCCCTCTTTTAAACGAGAACGATACTTTGACTTTATAGACTCATTGAAAACACGATTATTCTTTTTGAAAATAGAATTAAAATAGACTAATAATTCTTTATAGTTAATAGTTTCTTTTAATTTACTTTCTTTTATTTTACTTTCCTTTGTTACGCTTTGTTTAACAATTGTTGTTTTTTGCTTTGCTCTTGCTATAGCTGATTTTTTTCCTGCCTTAGATCTAGCCTCTTTGATTTTATCTCTTTTCGCTAAATTATCTAATACACGTTGACTAAAGATATAATCGTCCTCTTTTTGAAATAACTCACAAACGTTAACGCTGTAGTCTATAATTGATTTGATCTCTTTTACGTCCTCTTTAAACAACGAACAAATAGCTTCAAATATATAAGGCTTTAAATAAATTTTATGTTCAGGATCCTCGTGTAGCATTTCAACTATACGCCAAAATATTCCATATCCTTTGGCTCCATACTTGCCGACTAAGGCTTGTATTTTTGGATCATTAATACACGAGTAATCGTGTGAAAAGTAATAAGTTTCTTTTTTCATGGTGTTATGTTTTTATTAAAGGTTTTAAATTTTTTTATACAAACGTAACCAATAAATTCAATATCGTTTGTTGATCCTTTACGTGGCTTACGTCCTGAGCGTCTTAATTTGCCCTCAATGTCGTTAACATTAATATATCTTAGTAGATCATTAAATTGAATAAATAAGAACGTAGGGAGCCTCTTAGACATTAATTGCATTTTTACTAGCTTTTGTATACTAACCATAGTGTGCGTATACTGATCATGATTAATATTATAGCATTTAATTTCTATAAACGCTTTTCCTACGATCTCATAATCTAGAGACGAACGTTCTAGCTTTTTGATCTCATTTGATCCTGCTATTTTTTTTATTACGTCATATTCTCTTTTACGATCCTCAGCTTTTTCAAAATTCATTGATTATTCATTTTACTAGGTATAATCATATATCTTTTGCCATCTATAATGTCGTAACGCATATTTGGTGCCTCAGCTAATAATACTCTGTAACGATATTTACGTCCGTTATGCTCCATGATTCCCTTACTAATCATCTCTTTTATTTTATCTATAGTCAACGAGAGATCCTCAGCACGACTAAAATATAATTCAAACTCTAATTTCATGATCTGCGAATTTTTAAAAATCTATAGTATAGCTCTCTATTGAACGAAGATCGTATAACGAGAGGATTTGTTTTGTATTCATTCTCATAGTAGTAAATACTTTGAAAATCTTTTAACGTCAACATATTATTAAACTCATGTCTCCACGTCTGAGGCTTTCGCTTTTTTCTGAATAGTCTAAATAGTTTCATGATTTATGTATTACGATTAATCCTGTTTTTAGAAATCTTTTGTGCCACGTGCAAAGTGTTTTATTGTCTTTGTCTTTGATCACGTAGTCTGTACCTATTTTAACAGATCTAATCGCTGTAGGACATAAATTTTTAATTTGTTTTCGTGTTTGCTGTGAATACGTTTTGTATTCGGTTTCGATTTGTTTCATTTTGTTATGTTTTAAAAGAATGAGACAAACATATAAAATTAATTTGTATTAAACAAGTTTTAACAAAAAAATATTTTGTTGAACGTTTGTTAAACGGAAAAGGGCATAGCCGAAACCACACCCTGATCCTGAGTCCAACACCATGAACTACTAAAAAAAACTAAAACTCAAATCATGAAAACATCAGGCGTCAAACTCATTTATTAATACATACGTTACAAATTCTTGTCGTTCCTGTAAATAAGCGTCTCTATACCAATTCATTTGATCTAGATATTTTTTCCTGTCATTAATAACTTGACAACCTGCTGACCAATTATTAATAAACAGCTTAACTATTTTTAAATTACGTAAACTAAAATCATAGGTATTAGTGTGATAATTAATACCATACCAACCACGAGTCATTTCTCCAATTTCCTCAGCTTTACCATTCAGATTACCATCACGAAATATTTTTACTTTAGATCCTATTTGTCTTAAAGCTGTCATCTTGCCTCTGTGAAAACCCCATTGCCAAACATCATAATACCACTCATCAGCTTTTAAAATCGCTGTACCTTTTTTATTATATTTTCTAAAACCACCTTTGAGTATTCCTGCACCTGCGTTTGTTGTGCCTGTTAGAACACGTATAAACTTAGTTTTTTCAAATTCATAGAATTTGTCATCATATTTATTTGAAGCGTCCTCGTTTGATCTAACGCCTATAATCCAACGTCCCTTTGGTATTTTCTTAAAGCTGTCTAAACTTTTGACCTTGTCTAATAATTGTTTATTTGTATATTTTTTAACGTTTGTCATTAAATAATTTTAAAAATTGTAAAACATAGTGAACGATAATCAGGATCAATAATATTAATCCCACGTTCTTTAAATAATACCAAAAGTTTTTTTCGTTTGTTTTATCGACGTAATATTTTACAGGTACTTTACGTTCTATTATTTTATCTACGTAGATCGTATCACATTTTCCCTCTAAGAATATAGAGTCTCTGACTTTAAACATTTTTATTTTTAATCGCTCCTTTTCTACGTAGATCGTGTCCTGTAGTTTTTCTATAAAATTTTGAGTTTCAAAAATTGTATCTACCGAAACGACAGGGACATTTACACGAATAGTATCAATTTGTTTTATAGTGTCTAAACGCAAGACATGAGGGTATTTTTTTACGAGTCTAGCAAAACGTTTTGTAGGACTACAACTAACCAAAAATACAGCAAATGCCATAAAAAAAACTAATCGAAATACTACTTGTAACTTGCTCATTATCAAACGTTTACCCTAACTATTTTTTTTGATATACTATATCCATAGTCATACCAAAGTCTCTTAAATCGCCTAAAAGCGACCTTATTTACGAAATACGCTATTAACGATTTCTCTTAATATTTTCGTATACAGCTACGCCACTTAGCACCAAAATAAAGCCTAATAATTCAACCAAAACTAGCTGAATATTGTCCTCAGTTGTATACCTTAAAACAGCGTAATATATTAATATCATTGTCATCAAAGCCATAAATCTTTTGCTAGATTCTTTTGATCTAGATTCAATTAACTTACGTAAATATGCGAATACTTTTCTCATTTTTGGATCCCTTTTTGTGCCAACATTGTGCAAAGTGCATTAACGTTTTCGGTTAGTAAAGAAACGTTTTTAGTTAGATTCTCTAACTCTAGTTGTGTACGTTCTTCAATTCTTTTTATATCGTTTTCCTGTTGCCTTGCAACTAACTCAATACGTCCTTTATTTTTACCTGTATCTTGTATCACACGCTTAACGTCGTTTAAGAGTCTTACAATAAAAAACCCTATTATACCCATAAGGAAGCTGATTATAGTTCCTGCCTCCAATAAATAACTTTCTTTCATTTGCCATTTTTAATTTTTTTAATACTCCTTTTTTTATTCATTAGTAATAAGATCTTTTATTTTTAATCTTATCTCCTACTATACAGGTCAAAGTAGCCTTGCGTTGATATTGATCTAGATAATCTATCTCAGGCGAGTCTTGTACGATGACAGGCAAATCCTGTATACGATAACTATTATTAAACGAATTATAATCACTAATAAACATTTCATTTTCGCTTAGTAAATATAAATCAGTTAATTTACGTAATACGTCATCAGTATATGGATCAGTTAAAATTTCGTAAGTATCTAAATTCTCACGTACTACTGACCTCATAACACGATTTTGATATATTAAATTATCTAATTCCATGTTAGGTTGTCTATTGCCTATAAACCCATAAAAACGTATTGTGTCCTCAACCATAGCGTCAGTAAAGTTAATATCCTCTATTTGTTGGTTTTGGTTTAAATAGACTCTTATACGTGCTGTATTTAAAGCACGATCAATTGTATAAAATTTAAGATCATAAGTACCCCACTCGTACGATCCTGTCATACCACCGATAGTAAAGTCTATGTTTATTTTATAACAACCCTCTCCATCTGTAGTTAAAACATCACGCCAATAGATAGTCCTATAACGTGCATTAGGCTCTTTAGGGAACGTTTCTATGTTTACAGGGTATATTGTAGGCTGTCCGTTTTTTGTGAGCGTTATAGTAACCTGATCACTAGGATCACTTAATTTGATCCACGCAGACGTAACATCGTTTCTCCATGTATCTGTGCTGTTTGGATCTGCTAATACCATTAAAGTCTCACAGCATTTAAACGTTGGATCTCTTTGTTCCTCTGTAAATATGTTAGGTAGCTTTATACTTTCGTACGTTTTTTCTACACGCTCTTGAAAAGGCTCACATGGTGTAGGTGTTAAACAATTACCTATCTCAGTATTCATGCTATCATATTGACCTGCCCACGTAGTTGGCGTAAGCTCGTCCTGAGGGCAACCATCTATAGTTTTTAAGCTCATTATGGTTTGATTACCAATAGATCCTATGCTTAATCTCCAATTCCCACCTGCAAAATATAAGTAGTAAGTAAATCCTTGCCATTGAAAAGTATAAAGAGGTCTGTTATTATACATTGACGTAGATAAAATACTTTCGTCAAATATCAAATCGCCATCTACAATACTAATTCTTAAACAAGGGCAAATTGTAGCACAAAGGTTTATTCTTATACTTCTAAAATCTAAGTCAGTCTCTAAAGCACCCTGATTTAAATTAGGATATTCAGGACAATCGCTCTCATCAACGTATGACCAAACTAAATTAACAAAGTCATTTACACCATAACTTAAATTCCACGTGCTTGAACTATTGTCAAACCATAGATAATATTGTTGTCCTTGATCACTAACAAAACCCCAAACGCATTTGTTATTAAACGTAGTACCCTCAGGTGTTAAAGCATATATTTCTGTTTTTTGAGACGCTAAATTATATAGCTTTATTTCTATACAGCAACATTGATCAGTTTTAGGATTGTTATTTGGCGTACCATTGTCGCTATTTGGATCCTGTTTTTGATCGTCTACGTATTCATTTTCTGTACCTCCTGTTGCCATAGTTTTTTTTATTTAGGATCAAAAGTTAAAGTAATATTTGCCTCCTCACTTGCGTTAGAAAATTGCTTATTTGATATTAAAGTAATAGCAATTAATTGACCTGCATTAACAGATAGATCCGTACTTACCAACTCTAAGAAACCCGGCCATTGTGCGTTTGGTAAGTCAGTTTGTAGTTGCGTCTGTGCTGTATAATAAGTTGACCAATTATTTGGATCCATAGGATTAAGATTTTTATCCATAACGCTAACAACAAACGAAATAATTTTATTAGTTCCTGCTGCCGAACTTATAACGTCCTTTGACGCCCATTGAAATCCAATACTATATAATCTTAGATCTACAGGTGCCATAATAAAACCAATATGATCTCCTACTGACGACTTAGCTGTACCAAAATCTGCTGTATCTCCACCTAATATACTAGCTGAGGCTCCTGTTTGTCCCACGTTAATAAACGTTCCTGCATAGGAATATTTACCACCTCCTGACGAAGTTGGAGGATCTACCCAAGTTGAAGAATTAAGACTATCTGCCTGTATAATTTGACCAATTTGTGGTGCGTTACTTGGTAAAAAATATTGATCCATTATTTTAACGCCACTACTATATACAGCAAAAAAATCCTGATAATTATTTTCCTCTTTTTCATCTGCGACTGCAAATAATCTACCACCTTTAGGACTATTTCCTGCCTCAAATACTGAAATAAGAAATTTATAGAAATTACCCTCATTCCATTTATTAGTATGCAAATGGTGTTCATGACGTATCTTAGCCCATAGTATGTCGTTACCATCCATGTTTACATCACGTGAATTATTTGCATTTGGTATAATAGTTCCATCAGCGTCATAAATACTTGTGCCACTTGGCAAAGGCTCCCAAGCTGAAACACCATTACCATCAGTACGTAAATACTCTCCTGCATTACCTGTATTATTTGGTAATTTATATAATCCATTGATCCAAACTTCGCCACGTTTTACTGCGAACATTTCGTCTCCTGTAGCATTGTCTTTTATGATAAAAGCATTAAAAGGATTTTCAGGACTTGCGTTGACGCTAAATATTACATTGTCTTTATTGTTCGACGTAGATTCTACTAAAAATTTAATTAAATTATTTATAGATAATTCTTTTGAATTACCATCAATAGTACGCTGATCGTCTAGTTGACCATTTGAATTATAAATATTTGTACTAGATATTCCTGACGAAATTCCTGCTTTTATTACTGATCCTTTGATCTTTGCTGTCTGATACGTGTTACCATCAAAGTAATCTATATCATAGTAATCGTCGTCGCCAAAGACGAGTCTCTCTAAGGCATATTCATTTATTTTTAAACCCATTTTTTATGCTTTTATTTTATTAATATCATTCGTTGTTATTTTATCTGTGCCATCTGTAGTTATTTTGTTTTCAGTTTCTAACGCTAGACAACCCTCACAAATCTTACCTGTTATTTTTACACCATTTATTATATTTATCTTTGCACTATCAAAAAAACATTCCATACGAGCAACGTTGCCCTGTGGATATGTTATATTAATTGTTAATCCTGCGATCGGTGTCAAAGGATTCATTGCGTTATTATCATAATCTACAATACTAGAACAAATAAATCTTTGCTCTGCCTCTTTTGGCTCTATAGTAATCATACCCCATGTAAAAGTAGGATCCCAATTACTACCATCTGTACGTGTGTGTGTCGATACAATACGCATTAATTCTCCATCAGGAATTACGTCAACTATAGTACCATCAATGTCTCTAATCATAGTTATAACTGATTGAATACTATCATTAGCGTCGTACGGATTAACAGC